CAGAAGCTAGTCTTAGAGTTTTATGATAGGCGATTGACGAAAATTGAAGACAATATTGAAAAGTTGGTGAATCAAGAATGATAGAGATGACTTTTGTTTTGTTACTGATGATAGGCGAAGAGCGAGTTGAATACACGCCTTATAAAAATTTGTCTGAGTGCCTGAACATACGTCGTAAGATAAAACGGAATGTCGGACATACTACGGACTTTGACAAGAAGTGGTCATGTAAGCAACTAAAGGTCAGGCTTGAGGCTGGCGAGATTTTGGAAATCTTGGAGGACGAATGATACAGTTTTTAGGACCAATAGCTAATCTTGCTGGCACATGGCTTGAGGGCAAGGTTGAGACAAAGAAGGCAGAAACAGGCGCAAAGGTTGCTAAAGCCCAAGCGGAAGCTGTCATAATGCAGAAAAAAGCTACCGGAGAGATTGACTGGGATCTTAAAATGGCTGATGCTTCTGCACATAGCTGGAAAGACGAATGGCTTACAATTTTGTTTTCAATCCCGTTAATCTTAGCGTTCTGTGGTGATTGGGGTAGGCAAATAGTGTCAGAGGGTTTTGCTGCCCTTGAAGCCATGCCACAGTATTACCAATATACGTTAGGAACAATTGTAGCCGCGTCTTTTGGAACTCGCGCTGCAACTAAGTTTTTTGGGAAAAAGTAATGGACGCAATAACACTTGCGGAATATTTATTAAAGAACATACGTCAAGACAAAGCTGATTATACACAGCGTCTGGCGGATGGTGCGATAGAGGATTTATCCGACTATCGGTTCATAGTGGGGCAAATACGCGGCTTGACCCAGTGTGAGGATCATATAAAGGCCGCGATGAGAGGCGTAGAGCTAGAGGATGGCTAAAAAACTATTCGTCCCTGAGAGGATGGCTAAAAAACCTGAGATTAAAGCAGTGCCAGAGGCAATAAAAAAAGGCTTTGATTCTCCTGAAGATCAATCAAAAAATGAACAAGATCCGTCTGATCTGGAGGTATCTGTAATTGACAGACTGCCAAACCCAGTAGGTTACAGACTGCTTGTTATCCCTTATTACATGAAGCAAAAGACCTCTGGAGGCATAATTATTCCAGAGTCAGTTCGTGATCGTGAAAATCACGCAACTGTTGCGGCTTATGTCGTTAAAATAGGTCCTGACGCATATACTGACGCGAATAAGTTTCCTACAGGTGCTTGGTGTGAAGAAAAAACATGGGTACTTATGGGTAGATATGCTGGAAACAGATTCAAAGTGGATGGTTTAGAAGTTAGGCTCATAAATGATGACAATGTGATAGCTACTATACTTGACCCAGCAGATATTTCATATGTATAGTGCGAATGGGAGATTAAAATGAACGAAACCGAATTGATGCAAAATCAAAACGAAGAAGAAACTGTATCTGTTGAGATTGAAGACTCTCAATCAACTTCTGAGCCTGTGCAACAAGAAGTTCAAGCATCTGATGATGAAACCAGTACAATTGTACAAGAAAATGATTCTGAAGAGCTTGAAAATTACAGTGAAAATGTTCAAAAAAGAATTAATCAGTTAACTGCAAAACGTAAGCAAGCTATTGAAGAAGCAGAGGCTGCTTATACTTATGCTCAACAAGCTCAAGCAGAAAATACAGAATTAAAACAACGCATAGCTCAGTTAGACCAAGGCTATATTAATGAATATGGTGGTCGAGTTGAAAGTCAGTCTCAAGCAGCGCAACGCATGTTGCAGGAGGCTTATGATGCTGGAGACATGGGCAAAGTTGCTGAAGCTCAGAAGATAATTGCAAAACTTGCTATTGAAGAAGAGCGCATTCGTATTCAAAAGTCTCGTCAAGAAAGACAGGCTGCAGCAGAACAAACTCAACAAACTCAACAAGTTCAGCAGCCACAACAGTATCAAAGACAAGAGCTTGATCCAAAGTTAAAGAGCTGGATGAGCAAAAATACTTGGTTTGGAAATAATGGCGATCTCGTTATGACTCGTGGCGCACAAGCCATACATGAGCAATTAGTCGCTAATGAGGGCTTTGATCCAAACTCAGATGAATATTATGGGGAAATTGATAAGCGCATGCGTATTGAGTTTCCACACAAGTTTCAGGAAAAACGGCAGAACGCCCAAGCCGTTGCTCCTGCGTCCAATGGACGGTCATCAATAAAAAGTGGGCGGAAAAATACGGTGGAGTTAACGCCGGGACAGGTGGCTTTTGCCAAAAAAATGAAAATTCCTCTTGAGCGGTATGCACAAGAGGTCGCAAAGTTGGAAAGGAAGCAAGCGTAATGTCTGATCGTGCAAGCCGGGATTCGCAAACCCGTGAAAAACAAGCGAGAGTTGCTGATTGGAGACCGCCTTCAACTTTGGAAGCACCAGAAGCCCCAGTTGGCTACAAACACCGTTGGATCCGTGAGTCTGTCATGGGCTACGATGACCGTAATAACGTGCATAAGAAGCGCAGAGAAGGATGGGAACTGGTTAGAGCAGAAGAATATCCTGACTTTGACGCTCCTGTGCTGGATGAAGGAAAAAACGCTGGCGTGATTGGCGTAGGAGGTTTGGTTTTAGCTCGAATCCCTGAAGAAATCGTGGAACAAAGATCAGCGCACTATAAAGAAGTGACGCAAAATCAAATGGAAGCTGTGGATCGTGATTGGATGCGTGAAAACAATCCAACCATGCCAAAGCAAAAACCTCAACGCTCTTCCTCTGTGTCGTTTGGCGGCCCAAAGGGAGATAATAGTTAGTCAAGGAGACTAGATCATGGCGAATGTTGATGCCGCTTTCGGCATGCGCCCAGTAAAAAGAATAGGGGGAACTCCCTATACTGGTGGGCAAAGCCGTTATCGTATCGCTGCTAATTATGGAACAGCCATCTTTCAAGGTGATATGGTTGCTCAAGTAACAGGTGGTGGTATTGAAGTTCATGCTGATGGTGGGACTGTTCCTATCGTTGGCGTGTTCAATGGATGTCAGTTTACTGATCCAACGACAGGTGAGCAGAAGTTTTCAAACTTCTATCCTGCAAGCACTAATGCTTCTGACATTATTGCTTTTATCATTGATGACCCTATGGTTATCTTTGAAATTCAGTGTAATGCTGCATTCCCTGTTGCTGACTTGTTCGGCAACTTTGACATTGTTTACACTTCCGCTGGAAGCACAACAACTGGCATCTCTGGTGCAGAGTTGAATGTTGCTGATGGTGCGACAACTGCAAACTTGTCAGTTAAGGTGATAGACATCTCTGATGATCCAGAGAATAACGATGTATCTTCTGATGCAACAAATGTCTATTGTGTCATTCAAAATCATGTCTTCGGCCAAAAAGCCGCTGGCTTGGCATAGGGAGGCTGAAAAATGGCTATTTCTCGCGCACAACTAGCGAAAGAGCTAGAACCTGGCCTCAACGCTCTATTCGGAATGGAATATGATCGTTACGAAGCCGAACATGCTGAAATTTATGAGACTGAAGCTTCAGATCGTGCTTTTGAAGAAGAAGTGATGCTCGTTGGTTTTGGTAATGCAAATGTCAAATCAGAAGGCGCAGGAGTTGTGTTTGATTCTGCTTCAGAAGCTTACACAGCGCGTTATACGCATGAAACAATTTCTCTTGCGTTTGCGTTAACTGAAGAGGCTATGGAAGATAATTTGTATGATCGCCTTGGGGCTCGTTATACAAAGGCTCTTGCTCGTTCAATGGCACATACCAAGCAGGTAAAAGCTGCCGCTGTTCTTAACAACGCTTTCGACGCAAATTTTGCTGGAGGTGATGGAAAAGAACTTTGTGCAACTGATCATCCGCTTGCTGGTGGTGGCACATTCCGTAATGAGCCAGCTACTGCTGCTGATTTGAACGAGACATCTCTTGAGAATGCCTTAATTGACATCTCAACACTCGTTGATGAGCGTAATATGATTATTGCTCTTCGTGGAATGAAGGTAATTGTTCCTCCGCAGCTTCAGTTCGTAGCTGATCGCATTATGGAATCAACACTTCGCCCAGGAACGGCTGATAACGATGTTAACGCTCATAGAAATATGGGTTTATTGCCAGAAGGTTATGTGGTTAATCACTTCCTTACTGATACAGATGCTTTCTTTATCAAGACGGATACACCTAATGGCTTTAAACACTTTGAGCGGACACCAATGTCAACTGGCATGGAAGCAGACTTTGATACAGGCAATATGCGGTTCAAAGCTCGTGAGCGTTATAGCTTCGGCTTCTCTGATCCACGTTGTGTATTTGGTTCACCAGGTGCATAAACTCTAGTTAAAAGCTAGGACGAAGGGGCGGCTATTGCCGCCCTTTCTTTTTTAATGTATAGTTTTTTTATCCCTGACAGCCCAATGGGGGCTGACACTAGCCACGACAGGAGATAGAAATGGCTATAACTACTTTTACTGGACCAGTCCGTTCCGAGGGCGGTTTTCAAGTAACGAATAAAGACGGCACTTCTGGTGCAATCACTCAAACAGGCTATTCTGTAAATGCAACAGGACAGCTTATTTCTTTAGGCACTCGAAAAATTCAAACATTTGCAGTGAGTTTAGCCGATACAAATGCAGCGTCAGTTACTTACGCAGATGATGATGTTCTTGTAGAATTAGGTGCGCTAAATACAGATCACCCAGATGCTCTGGTAACAGCTAGTAAATTTTTCATTCACAAAGTAGTGCTTGGGATTACAACTGCTGCCGCAAGTGACGCACAATCTGTAGCAAATCTACAACTTAGTGCTACCTCTGGAACAGCTACAAATACAGCTATATCCTCTGGTACAGAAATTGTTGGTGCGGGTGTTGCATCATTCAATCCACGCATTTCAGCTACAGACTCTGTAACTGAGATTGATATTGATCTTGATGCCACCGCTGGTACATTTCATGTGTTTGAGCCAAATATTAATGCAGCGATTGCAAGTAATAATTTGTACATGTGTGCTGGAGCTGCTTGTGACACGGCTTTAACAGCTTTCCGTGCCACTCTTGAAATAGAATATTCTGTTTACTAGAGGGAGATTAACATGGCGGATGCTGTAACATCACAGACGCTTGTTGATGGTGAAAAAACTGCTGTATTGAAGTT